CGGCCGCGCGAACGTCGCCAACGTAGCGGTCAGCGTTAGAGCAGCGCTTAGGAACAGCACCTTTTACCGCGGCTGCTTTCTCATCGCCGGCTCGATCGGCATGCTTCCAATCCACCTCATGCGGCGCAAGGCGGACGGGACAACCGAGAAGGCCAAGGACCACCCGCTTTTCAAGGTTCTGCACCGGCGCCCGAACAGCTTCCAAACGCCCATCGAGTTCAAGTCGTACATGCAGCTCATCGCGCTGCTCGACGGCAACGCCTACGCCATCATCGTCAGGACGGGTCGTCAAATCCGCGAGCTGATCCCGCTGCCGCGGGGATCTGTGAAGCCGAAGCTCTCCGACAACTTCACCCTCACCTTTGAATACCACCGCCCATCTGGCGGCACCGTGACGCTACAGCAGCGAGACGTGTTCTGCTTCCGCTCGCCAATGTCGATCGACGGACTGAACGGCCTCGGGCTCCTCGACGTAGCGGCGGACACCTTGGGCCTGTCGATGCAGGCGCAGCGCGCGGCTGGCAGGCTGATGACCAAGGGCATGATGGCCGGCGGCGCCCTCGAAACCGAGCAGACGCTTGGCGAAGAGGCGATGGACAACCTCAAGGCTAGCCTGGCCGACACCTACGCGGGCACCGACGCGATCGGCGACTGGATGGTGCTGGAAGAGGGGCTGAAGGCCAAGCCGTTCGCCGGCAGCGCCAAGGACGCGCAGCTCTCGGAGCTGCGCAAGCAGGAAGCCGAGGAAAGCGCCCGCTTCACCGGCGTCCCGCGCCCGCTGCTAATGTTCGACGAGACGAGCTGGGGCTCCGGCATCGAGCAGCTCGGCCTGTTCTTCGTGACCTACTGCCTGCTCATGTGGTTCGTGATCTGGGAAGAGGCGATCTGGCGTATGCTGGACCCGGAGGAGCAGGAGGCCCGCGACGGGTCGATACTCTACGCCAAGGTCAACGAGCGCGCGCTGCTGCGAGGTTCAATGAAGGACCAGGCCGACTTCATGTCCAAGGCCATGGGCGCCGGAGGCGGGCACGGCTGGATGAGCCCCAACGAAGCCCGCGACAATTTCGACATGAACCCGATGACCGGTGGCAATGACTTGCCGCGGCCGGGAACGACCGCGGCGGCTATCGTCGAAGAGGAAAAGCTGGATGCATAGAACCCGCACAGGGCTGCTTGGCGTCTTCGCCAAGGCTCGCCCGCCCGAGATCACCGAGGTTTCCCACGCAGGCGACTGGCGCTTCGAGACGCGCGCGCTCGCCGACGACTTCAAGCACTTCGAGGTGCATGCGCTGGCGTCCGACACGCCCACCATCTCGATCTTCGACTACATCGGCGACGACGGGGACGGTGGCGGCGTCGGGTCCAAGCGCATCGCGGGCGCACTTCGCGCGATCGGCAACAAGCCCGTCATCGTCGAGATCAACTCGCCGGGCGGTAACTATTTCGAGGGCGTCGCCTGCTACAATCTCCTGCGGCGCCATACCGCGCCGGTGACCGTGCATGTGCTGGGCATCGCTGCCTCCGCCGCGTCGGTGATCGCCATGGCCGGCGACGAGATCCTGATCGCTCATAATGCCGAGATCATGATCCACGAGGCGCGCGGCATGTTCTTCGGCACCAAGTCGGAGATGGCCAGCGCCATGGACACCTTGGCGCACATCGATGACGCGATGTGCTCCACCTACGCGGCTCGTTCAGGCAGGCCCGTGGAAGAGTTTACCGCGATGATCGCGGGCAAGGACGTCTTCCTGACGGGTCAGGAGGCGATCGACCTCGGCCTTGCCGACGCGCTGATGGAGCGCGAGGCGCAGATGCCGGTCTACGCCCAAGCCGCCGAGTACCCGAGCGACCAGGCCTCGCTCGACAAGTTTCTCGCGAAGCAGAACATGCCGCGCTCCGCGCGCCGTGACCTGTATCGCGCGATCAAACCCGACACGCCTCGCGCTGACGGACCCGCCACGCCGAACGCTGGCTCACCTGACGTGCTGCCGCCGCAGCTCGTCGCAGCACTGACCCCATAGATCCGAGGAACCCTACAATGAAGCATTGGAACCTTCGCAGCACCGCTGCGACGGGCCGGGGCCTGCTTGCCGTTCGCGCAGAGGCCCAGCCCATCAAGCCTGTCTCGATCGACGCCCTCGCCGGCTTGTTCGAGGAGTTCAAGGCAGCTCACACCCAGCAGCTCAACGGCAAGGCCGATGCTGTGGTCGACGAGAAGGTCACCCGCATCGATGCGGAGCTGAACCGCGTCCAGGGCGTCATCGAGGAGATGGGTCGGCAGATTGCCGCGTCCAAGCTCGGCGGCGGCGGTGCGCAACAGCCTCGCGATCCTGAGTATTCCCAGCAGTTCGCCGCGTACTTCAAGCGCGGCGAGGTGACGGCGAAGCTCGAAGACGTGCGGGCTGCGGCCACCAAGACCGACAGCGAAGGCGGCTACCTTGCGCCCGTCGAATGGGACCGGACGATCAGCAAGCGCCAGAAGCAGGTCTCGCCGATGCGCCAGCATTCGTCGGTGATCTCCATCAGCGGCGCCGGCTTCAAGAAGGCGTATTCGGACCGCAATGTCGGCTCCGGGTGGGTCGGAGAGACCGCGGCGCGACCGGCAACGACCACGCCCGGCCTGACCACGCTCGATTTTGGCCTGGGTGAAGTCTACGCCAACCCGGCTGCGAGCCAAGGGCTAATCGACGACGCCGAGATCAACATCGAGGAATGGCTTGCTGACGAAGTGAGTGTCGAGTTCGACCGGCAGGAGGGCATCGCCTTCCTCTCCGGCAACGGCGTGAACAAGCCGCACGGTGTTCTCACCTACGTCACCGGCGGCGAGTTTGCTGGACGCCACCCGTTCGGTCCCATCGAGGCTGTGAACTCGGGAGCGGCTGCGGGCGTCACCGGTGACGGTCTGATCGACATCACCACGGCACTGCAGGCGGAGTTCGCCCCCAACGCCAAGTTCTTCATGAACCGCGCGTCGACCGGCGCCTTCCGCAAGCTGAAGAACGCCGATGGTGCGTACCTCTGGCAGCCGAGCATCGCGCTCGGCGTCCCGGCTACCCTGCTGGGCGAAGAGGTGGTCGACATGCCCGGCATGCCGGCGGTCGGCGCGGGCGCTGTCCCGCTGCTCTATGGCGATATGGCCGAGACCTACCAGGTCATCGACCGGATCGGCATCCGCGTGCTGCGTGATCCGTACACGAACAAGCCGTTCGTGCACTTCTACACCACCAAGCGCGTGGGCGGCGGGGTCAAGAACCCCGACGCGATGAAGGCGCTGCGCATCGGCGCGGCTGCCTAATCGATCACGGGCCGGGCATCGTCGCCCGGCCCGTCCCTTTCCCGACAGGAGGCCATTATGGCGAACAAGAGCACGGCATTCGCCGACACCACCGACGTCGACCTCTCGCCCGTACCGGGCATTTCCGACATCTCGCTCACGCAGGTCGACGAGCTTGCTCCGGCAACCGACGTGGCCGCCAGCGGCGCGCTGATCGAGCCGGAAATTATCTCCCGGATCGACACCAAGCATCCGGCAGTCGACGATGCTCCCCGCAAGGGGCAGCCGGTTCTCGCGAACCGCATCGACTTCAACGATCCCGGCAAGACGGACGCCGAAACCGTCACCGAGAACCTGAAGGCACAGGCCTAGCCTGCTGCCGGCGGGGCCGTGTCCCCTACGCGGCCCCGCGAACTTCTTCCGGCGAGGTGACCCATGCCAATCCCGGTGTCCCTCGACGATGCGAAGCGCCACCTGCGCCACGCTGGCGAAACCCTGAGCGCCGACCGGAAGACAGAGATCGAAGGCTTCATCGCCGACGCGGCCGAGTGGGTGGAGGGCTATACGGGCCACATCCTCGTTGCTCGCGAGGTAACGGAGCAGTTCCGGGGCTTTGGCTCCGTGCAGCTGCGCGCGTGGCCGATCGCTCCGACAGCAGCCATCGGCGTCGCCTACGCGGGCTCGGACAATACCCCCCTCTCCGTCCCCGGCGCCCGCCTGGACGTTAGCCGCCGTCCTGCCCGCGTGTTGCCGCCGAACGGGCCATTCCATCCCTTCCGCGACGCCCAGCAGCTCTTCACCGTCACCGTGCGCGCCGGGTACGAGGACGGGGACCTTCTCCCCGGCAACCTTCGCCGGGCCATGCTCGTGCTGATCGCCGCCTACGATGTTGATCG